GTCTGGTTCTGGACTTGACCGACCGGGCCGATCCGCCCGCTGGTCAGATCGATGTCGGCGTGGTGGACCGGGCACTGACAGACACAGATGCCCTGATCGACGGGTACCTCAAGGGGCGCTATGTACTGCCGCTGGCCGAGACGCCGCCCTTGATCGTCGATCTGGCGCTGACCATCGCGATCTACAAGCTGCACACCTATTCCCCCGATCCGAAGATCGAGGAGGATTACAAGATGGCTCTGCGCTCGCTCGAAATGGTGGGTAAAGGCACGATCCGGCTGCCGGTCGAGGGCGCCGAGCCCAAAGACACCGGCGGCGGCGGTGCGCGGGTCACTGATCGCGAGCGTCCGTTCTCGGCTGCGACGATGAAAGGCTTCATCTGATGATCGATGACGTCATCGCACGCCTGAAGGAAAGGGTGACCGATCTACGTCGGGTCGAGGGGGCCGCAGGCTTTACCGCGATCATGGAACGTCGGGCTTGGCCGGAGAATACGCCCGCCGCCTATGTCATTCCCGTCTCGCTGGCAGGCGGTACCGCGACAGGTGGGGCCAACTCCTACGTTCAGGCCACGGTGGAAACCATCGGCGTGGTGCTGATCCTGCGACCCAACGACCGGTTGGGAACCCGCGGCCTCGAGCCGGTCGAAGGCCTCAAGGCCGATGTGATCGCGGCTCTGGCCGGCTGGGCCCCAGGCGATCAAACCGGAGATTTCAATCTCAAGGGCGGTCGCATGACCAACGTTCAGGCCGGGGCCTTCGCCTACCAGATCGATTTCGCCATTTCCGACCAGCTGAGGATCCTCTCATGACTACACCCAAGCACCCATCCAAGGGCGGAAGCTACATCGTCACCGATAAAGGCGACCTCAAGCGCACGGCCCAGACCAAGCAACCGGAGCCAGCCCCCAAGGCCGAGCCCAAACCCTCGAAAACCACACGGAAGGCGGATTAAATGGCCCTCAAATGGAAATCCAAAATCCTGCTTGCGAAGCTGGAAACGACCTATGGCGTCGATTCGGGGCCCACATCGGTCAACGGCATCCTGGCCACCGAGGTCGCTTTGACGCCGATGGAGGGCAACGACCTGAGCCGCGATCTTGAGAGGCCCTATTTGGGCGCGCAAGGGTCCGTGCCGGTCGATGTCCACGCGAAGCTCACGTTCAACGTCGAACTGGCCGGGTCCGGTACGCCGGGGATCGCGCCCGCATGGGGGCCGCTTCTGCGCGCCTGCGCGGTGGCCGAAACCATCGTGGTCGGCACCTCGGTGACCTACAATCCAGTCAGCGACGATCACGAAAGCCTGGCGATCCACTTCATGATCGCCGGCACCCGTTTTGTGATGATCGGCGCGCGGGGCAACTGCACAATCGATTACACCAGCTCGGGTCTGCCTTACCTCAAATTCGAGTTCCTGGGCCTCTTTACTCAGCCCAGTGAGCAGACCCGTCCAGAAGTGTCCTTGGCCGCCTTCATCAAGCCTCTCGCGGTTACACAGGCGAACACGCCGACCTTCACGATCGACGGTGTTGCGCTGGTGATGCGGTCGTTGATGCTGAACCTCGGCAACGCAGTCGAGCCACGTTTCCTGATCGGCTCCGAAGGGATCCTCATCACCGACAAGGCAGAAAGCGTCGAGACGAAAGTCGAGGCGGTTCCGCTCGGCACGCTGAACCCCTTCGCACTGGCGGCCGCGCAATCCGATGTCGCGATTGAGCTGGTCCACGGACTGGTCGCGGGCAACATCGCCTCTCTCTCGGTCTCGAAGGCCCAGATGCAGCGGCCCCAAGGGCTGGAGAACGCACAGAACATCGTGGAATGGCCGCTGCGCCTTGTCCCGATCCCGACCGTTGGCAACGACCAGTGGTCGCTGACCCTTACCTGATATTCGAAAGGCTTCCCTCATGTTCAAGGTCAATCAGACCCCAGAGTTCACCCGCGACGTTCCCGTGCAGACCCCCGATGAAGAGGGCTACCGCGAGGACATTCTGAAGACCCGGTTCCGCGCGATCCCCGTCTCTGAGGCAGACGCATTCGACCTCTCGACCGGCGAGGGCACGATTGCCTTCCTCAAGCGGGTGATCCTGCGCTTCGAAAACCTGGTCGATGACGATGAAAAACCGATGACCTGCACTGAAGCGCTGATTGACCAGCTGCTGGATCAGGCCTTCGTCCGGGTCGCGCTGGTGGGGACTTATTTCAAGGGGCTGCACAAGAGCGCCTCGGGAAACTGAAGGCCGCGGGGGCTGCTTGGGTCCGGGGATCCTCAGGCAGTCCCTCGCGGGAAGACGACGCGCAGGCGGATGCGGAATACCTCGGCCTCGACATCGAGGCGCTCCTGGGAGCCAAGGAAGAGACCCCGGAAATCTGGCCTTGGCAGATGACGGCCGTCGAAGGGTTTCTGGCGATCTGCACCCAATGGCGCACGCTTGCGATCAAGGACCGCGTGGTGCCGGTGGGGCTCGACTACGGTGCCGCGCAGGCCGGAATACAGTTGGCGGGACTGAGCATCGACCCGGCGACATGGAGTGACATCACCACCATCGAGCAAGGCGCGATGGCAGAGTTTCGGAGAACGATGTGAGCGGGTTCAAGGCCAGTTTATATATCGGCGGAGATGCCTCGGGCGCCAAGAAAGCGCTTGCCGAGACCACTTCTGCGATGGCTGGTGCCCGCAAGGCGGCGGACACGCTCGACAAGAGCACGGCCGGGCTGGAGCGAAGCACAAAGAGTGCGGCCAATGCCAACACGGCGCTGGCGCGGGGCGAGCAGGAAGTTCAACAGGCCGTTACTCAGGCCAATACCGCGATCCAACAGCGCATCGAGCGGATGGCGGGATATAGCAGGGCAACTGCCAGTGCGCGGGGCAGCGCCGCAGCCTTTGGCGGCACCCTCGATCAGAACAAGGCCAGTTTTGACGCGATGCGAATGGCGATCGACCCGGTTTACCGGGCGTCGAAACAGTATGAGGCAATCACGGATGAAACCCGCCGGGCGGTGGCGGCGGGTGCTGTCACGCAAGCTGAAGCGAACCGGGTGTTGGCGCTGGCCGAGGCACAGTATCTCGCCACCGGCCAAAGCGCTGCGACAATGGCCCGCGGGACCGGCGTGGCCTCGGGTCAGCTCGGCAATCTTACAGCACAGTTTAACGATATCGGTGTGATGATGGCTGCGGGCCAGAACCCGCTGACCTTGGCACTGCAGCAAGGTACACAGATCTCTCAGGTCATCGGCCCCATGGGCGCGGCCGGGGCGGTCAAGGCCTTGGGCGGCGCATTTTTGGGCATGCTAAACCCTGTCAGCCTGATTACCATCGGTTCGATTGCGGCAGGCGCAGCCATGGTTCAATGGCTTTCCGGTGCCGGTGGCGAGGCGAAAACCCTCGATGATCGGATTGACGATCTAAAGAATGCTGTCGACGCTTATGCCAGCTCTGCCGAGAATGCGCGAACCCCGACAGACGAGCTGGCCATTGGCTTTGGTAGCGCGGCCGTTGCGGCCCGAGAGTATTACGAGAACCAGCAGAAGCTCGAACGTGCTAGTGCTGTCGATAGGATGCGGGAAAGTGTCGCCGCGCTTGCCAGCGAAATGCAGATCCTTACGGACAAGCAGAGGGCAAATCTCAATAGTGATCTGCTGGGCAACCAGTTTCCAGAAATGGAGCGCCTGCGCGCCGAATATAAGCTGACCAAGGATGAAGCCTTTGCCCTTGATGCGGCAGTCTCCAACCTTGCGAATGCCAGTGGGCCTCAGGAGGCAATCGACGCTGCGGCTTCCCTAAGCACACTGCTATTCGATCTCTACGGCGATGCCGACAAAATCCCTGGCCAGTTCCGAGCCTTGTCCGAACAGGTCAAGGCTCTGGTCGAAACAAGTGGGCAACTAGTTGCGGTCGAAGACCAGCTGCACGCTGGACGCCGCGCTGTTGAGCCTGAGTTCGAACGCCAGATCGCTTGGAACGAAAAGATTGCTCAGCAAAAGAGCGAAGAACTGGAGCTTCAACGCAGAATAAATCTGGCCTATGCCAACTCCCGCCAAGCGTCTGATATTGCCGTTTCCCAGGGTCAGGCTCTTCTTGATCAGCTGACCCAACAAGCCGACATCCAAGCTTTAGTGACCCGCTATGGAGAGAACAGCCGTCAGGTTGCCGAGGCACGCATTGCGGCAGAGCGAGAAGTGTTTGAGCAGACAT